GCGCTGTTCGCGCTGACCTATGGCACGTCTGGCGTCGGCAAGACGACCTTTGCGGCCGATATGCCAAACCCCGTTTTCATACAGACAGAAGACGGTGCCGGCAGTTTGACGCTGCAGGCGTTCCCGATAGCCAAGTCATACGACGACGTTATGTCGGCGATCACTGCGCTATGCGAGAAGCATGATTACAAGACTGTGGTCATCGACTCGCTTGATCACTTGGAACCGCTCATCTGGAAAAAGGTCTGCGAGGACAACAACGTCAAAAGCATTGAGCAGCTGACGTATGGCAAGGGCTACACAATGGCGCTTGACCTATGGCGCGACCTGCTGTCTGGCCTGCGCCACTTGCGCGACAGCGTGGGCATGAACGTCATGCTGATCGCGCACCACCAGATTCGTAAGCACGCAGATCCCGAGATGGAGCAGATCGATCGGTACGAGATCAAGTTGCACGCCAAAGCCAGCGCGCTGGTGCAGGAGTCTTGCGACTTGGTGTTGTTCGCTAAGCACAAAGTCATGGTGAAGAAAGAAGACACAGGCTTTGGCAACACGCGAGCTCGCGGCATCAGCACCGGCAAGCGCGCGCTTTGCACCGTAGAGACGCCAGCCTATGTGGCCAAAAACCGATTCGGCTTGCCAGACGAGATTGATCTCTCTTGGGACGCCCTCACCAACGCAATGAAAACCAAACTAGAAGGAGCAGCCTGATGGCCCAGTTTCAATTTAGCACCGCTGGTATTGAGCCGGCAGAAGCACCGCAGGAGCGCCTGCCGCTGCCAGAAGGCAAGTACAAGGCTGTCATCACCGACAGCGAAATGCGCGCAACACGCGCCGGCACTGGCCACTACTTGAACTTTACTTGGGAAATCACGGCCGGCGAGCACCGGGGCCGTAAGGTGTGGGCGAACTACAACGTCGATAACCCAAACGAAAAGGCAGTCGAGATTGCCAAGCGAGACCTCGCAGCGATATGCACCGCCATGGGCAAAGCCGGCTTTGAAGACAGCCAAGACCTGCACTTCCACGAAATCGAGGTGCTGGTCAAAGTCAGAGAAGCATCAAACGGCTACGCAGCCAGCAACGAAGTGCGCGGTTACGCGGCACCAGCTGGCTCCGCACCACCGCCACCGGCTGCGCCGGTAGCGCAAGCCGCGCCTGCCCCAGAACCTGCACCAGCACCCGCTACTGATGCCGGCAAAAAGCCTTGGGACAAGTAGCATTGGACGTGCTCGCTGCATCAAAAACGCTTGCCGCCATAGATGGCGGTATCGAGGCTGACCAAGACTCAGCGCCTGGTCGCCTGCACTTTGGCGCGTCGATTGCCGGCGAGGAATGCAGCCGCAAGCTGTGGTATGGCCATCACTGGGTCAAGGCTCAGCGGCATGGCGCGCGACTGCTGCGTCTGTTCGCTCGCGGCGAGACGGAAGAAGTGCGTTTCGTGAATTACTTGCGCCGCGCTGGTGTGACAGTCTGGGAAGTTGACCCAGACACCAATCAGCAATGGCGCATTTCAGATCACGCTGGGCACTTTGGTGGCTCGCTTGATGGGATGGGCATTGGCGTGCCCGACGCCCCCGACGAGCCGCACGTCCTGGAGTTTAAGACCCACAACGCCAAGAGCTTTGGCGACATGGTAAAGCGCGGCGTGCTGGAATCGAAGCCGCAGCACTACACCCAGATGCAGATTTACATGCACAAGATGGACGTGCAGTGGGCGCTGTACATGGCCGTCAACAAGAACGACGACGACCTGTACTTGGAGCGCGTGCCGCTCGATGCAGCCTACGCGCAGCGAATGCTTGATCGCGCCAGGCGCATCATCACCAGCGACCGCCCGCTTGAGCGCATGAGCGATGACCCCAGCTGGTTCAAGTGCAAATGGTGCGACTACTACGACTTGTGTCATGGCACCGCTACGCCGGCGATGAACTGCAGAACCTGCGCTCACGCCACGCCAACGATGGACGGCGACGGCCGATGGCACTGCGACAAGTTTGATAAGCACTTGGATAAAGCCAGCCAACGAACAGGCTGCGACGACCACAATTTTATCCCGCCATTGCTCGCGAACTGGGCTGAGCCCATCGATGCGGACGATGACGGCGTGACCTACGAAAACAAAACGAACGGAAAACAATTCACTAACAGCCACGCGCACTACAGCTCAGCTGAGATTGCGTCCTGTCAGTCGCCGAAAATTATTGGCGACGCAACGACCGATCGCCTGAAGTTTGAGTTTGACGCGCGCCTGGCGGGAGAAGCGACATGAACCTGACAGACATACCGATGGGCGAAGTTGTTACCGGCGTTGATATGCCGATACGCAAAGGCTCGACGAAAACGGCACGCTGGGCGCAGTACCTAAAGAAAATGAAAGTCGGCGACGCAGTGCGCGTAGCGAACGCGAAAGAGCGCGACGCCATGACTCACCACTTGAAGGCCAACAAAGCCGGCACTATTAGCTCGCAGGTCGGCGACGGTAGCTTCGTCGTTTGGCGCACTCGCTGGTCATCCAAGTGAACGATGACTGGACGCTAGTGCTCAAAGAGATGCGCGACGCAGCCAAGGCTGAGCAGCTTGCCCGCGAGAAGAAGCCAGAGAATTGCTTCTTTTGCGAGCACATGGATCGCCAGCCAGGGTTCTGCGAGAAGCACTGGGCCCGCCCGCCGGCAGACTTTATGCCGCGCGAAGGCGCGTGCCCGGACTTCATTGAGGAGATTCCGTTTTGACATGGCTCAAGAGCAGTTCTCTCCTTCTGCTCTCTCTCCTGCGCGCGCCGTCCGCGTGGCCAAAGGCGGCATCGTTTTGGAGCAGGTTATGAGCGACGTTTTTTACCGCGCGATCAAAGCGCAAGACAAAGCCCGGCAGCTGATGCGGCCGCGCCCCAAGCAGGGGCAGAACCAACAGTTCCACCGCGCGCTTACCGAGCAGCAAATCGAAGACGTTTTGAAGTTGTGGGCCGATGGCGTGCGTAAGGTTGCTATCGCCAGCATTACGTCACTGGCCCAGAACAGCGTCTACAACATCATCAACCGCTACAAGCTCGTTGACGGCCGCGTAACTCACATCAAGCGAGGCATTGAATGAAAAACAGCATTGATGACGCAAAGCCAGAGGATTGGAATGCGCTGCGCAAACCGCCAGAGCACTATACGCAAGGCAACATCGAGGTGATCGAGGTGATACGCGACACGCTCGACAGTGAGCAGTTCAAGGCGTACTGCCAGGGTAACGTCTTGAAGTATGTCATGCGTGCCAATCACCACCGCCAGCCTACCGTCGAGCACTTGCGCAAGGCGCGGGATTATCTCAACTGGTGGATCGACGAAGAGGTGCAGTCGTGAGCGAAGGTTTTTTAAGTTACAAGGCGGTAGCCGACATGACGTCTTTGAGCACTCGCACGATACGACGTAAGGTTGAGAGCGGCGAGTTTCCACAACCAATACAGTATGGCGCTCGCACTCTGTTCGTCAGAGCAGAAGTCGCCGAATGGTGCTCAGAGTTAATTGCTACGCTGCGAGAAAATCCGCATAGCGCTGCATGAGCTCCGCGCGTCTGGGTAATAATTTGTCTCTGGCGTAAGCCGACCGCACTTGCGATCTTGACGCATGGCTTAGCTGAATCTCTGACACCTCGTCATCTTCCGCATTTGTCACTCGGCACCAATCCTTAAACGTCGTGCGAAAGCCGTGCATCGTTATTGCCCTACCTTCGTGATCTTCAAAACCGTGCAGGCTTAGCTCTTTGCGCATCGCTGCCTCGCTGATGTGCTTGTTCGCTCCGCTGCTGAAAACGTAAAGCGGCAGGTCACTGTAATTAAATAGGGCCGTTTTTTTTGCGGTGATTAGCTCTCGCAATTGTGCTGGCAGCGGAACCTCTAAACGATACTCGGTCTGTTTGCTGCTCAGCTTGGCAATCGGCGCGTGCCATACATCGCCATCGAAGTCTGACCACCGCGCTGAGCGCACGTCGATCTGACGCTGCGCCGTCATCATCACCATTTGCAATGCCCTGGCGCTTTCGTTGTTTCGCGCTTGCAGCTGCCTGTAAAGCACCGGCGCTTGCGCGTGATGCAGCGCCGCTTGGTGCTGCACGGTGCCAGTGTATTTTGGTAGAAGGCGCTGAATGCGCGGGTTCGCCGGGTTTGCGACGTTCACATAGTCACAGTCGATGGCGTACTCAAAGACCTCTTCGATATACATGCGAACGCGCATTGCTGTTTCGTGCTTTTCTAGCCAGATAGGCGATAGAATTTTCTGAATATCGGCCTTGCTGATGTCTGCCAAGGCTTTGCTGCCAATCACGCCGTAAGCGTGTGTAGATAGCCTGTTTTTCCACGTTTGCGAGCTCTTTAATGGGCTCTTCCACCCTGGCATTTTGACGCGACTGATAAACTCGTCGGCAACGTCGGCGAATGTCATCGCAGCGTTGGTAGCTCTGCGCGAGCTAGCTTTCTTTTCTTGCTTCGCTTTTTGCAGTTGCTCAGCGGGCACGCCCTCGCCTGCAACCATGCTGGCCATAAGCTCTTGCGCTTTGTCGCGAGCTTGTTTGAGAGTGATCTTGGTGGTGCTGCCTAGCGATCTCTCCACAGTTTTGCCATCAACCTGATATCGCAGCAAGTATTTGCAGTAGAGCTTTTCGCCAACCTTTTGCGCTTTTACAGATAAATTTTC